CTATAGTGACCAATGGACAACTACAAGGGTGGAAGTATAAAGAGAAGATTCCACTCAAGACTGAAGAAGTAGTATTCATAAGATACAAGAATCCATCTGATCCTTGGTCAGGATTAGCACCTATTTCTTCATTGATGAAAGAACTAGTATTGCAGTATTATGCATTGTATTACAACATCAAGTATTTCAAGAATGGAGCAACTGGTAGAGGTGCCTGGGTAGATCCATCAGGAACTCCTCTTACACCAGCACAAAAGAAAGAAGCAGAGTTTGCAGTAGAGAAAGAATGGAACAGAGGAATAGATGGTGCACACAAATCAGCAGTCCTCTCAAGGAAGCTAGAATGGATAAGGACATCAGACTCCTCTAAAGACATGGAGTTTATTCAACTGTTAGACAAGATGAGTGACCGTATCATGACAGCATTTGGTGTCCCTCATGTATTGTTCAAGTCAGCTGAATCTACATTCTCTAATCTCAAAGAGGCTAAAAAGTATTTCTGGAATAGTACTCTCATCCCTATCATGAATCTCATATCAGACTCAATAACAACTAATCTCTTAAAACCAAGAAACTGTCCTTGGACTTTCTCATTCAACACTGAATCAGTACCAGAGTTGCAAGAGGATCTGAATACAAAACTAGACAGTGCACTAAAGTTATATAACATGAACATCCCAGTGTCTGTGATTGCTGATCTATTGAACATAGAGATGCTAGAGTATGAAGGGTGGGATAGACCTGCTAGTGCTCCTATAAGCATAGACCAAGCAGCTGACTTTGCTAATCAAGTAGAGAAGGCAGCTTCCTCTTTTGCACAGAAGAGATTGCAAGAGAGCAGAAGAGAACAAGAAGCAATGATAGAGAAAGATGAGTTCTTTCAGAAGACAGAGTATAAGATGGTATTAGAGAAGATGAGTGCTGGTGAAAAAGAAATAACACATGGAGTCAAGACATTCTTTGATGAGAAATGGAAGCTAGTAGAGCAGTATATAAAAGATCACCCTATTCCTGAAGAGAAGTCATTGAACATCAGTCAATGGATTGCTAACTTTTCTTCATGGCTGAAATCAATGGATTGGGGTATGGATTTCTTTAATCACTTGTCAGAGGATATCAAGCACATCTTTGAACAAGGGAGATACAGGTCAGTAAACGGTCTTGGTCTAGATTTCCAGCAATCTAATCTTGGAGCTATTGCTTATTTGCAGACAAGAGGGTTGAAGCTACGCAATGCGCCAGCAGAAGTGCAAGATATAATAATCAACCATCTCTCTTCAACAGGGTTCAGCACAGCAGAGATAGCAAGAGAGATATCCAAGAAATGGAAAGAGTGTTCATTGGCAAGAGCTAAAGTAATAGCAGTTACTGAGACAACTTCTGCTTTCAATGAAGGTAGAGAAGCTGGTATGAAGGAAGCTGGCATAAAAGAAAAGATATGGATAAATAGTGGCGATAGCCATGTTAGACACAGTCATAGAATAAATGGACAGAAAGTACCTGTTGGAGCTAACTTTACTCTAGCAGATGGAGAGGTTGTATCTAATCCAGGGAGTGGATCAGCAGGGAATAGCGTGAACTGCCGTTGTTCCATAATCTCTGCTGGTTTAGCTAACTTTGAAAGTTCTATAAGGAGAGACTAATATGTTTGTATGTCAAAGATGTGGGTTGATAACTGAAAAGAAATACGGATCAGGAAAGTATGCATCATCTATTTGTAGCAAGGCTGCCAAAAAAGAAAAGGCTATAGCAAGACAAAAAGGTGTTTCATATAAAGAGAGATATGGTGACAAAGCAGATTCAGTCAGACATAATCTTTGGATACATAGAAATCAAAGACCAATACAGACTCCATATCAAGTGAAATCTGGTGAATGGTGGATTATTGACAATGCCTTACAAGGTGATGATAATATAACATTGAAAAGACCAGTGAGATATTATAGGTTTCTAGCTGAGAAATATATACTAGGAAGAAGATTAGAAAAGAGTGAAGTAGTTCATCATATTGACAAAAACAGAAGTAATAATGATATAACTAATCTTCAGGTTGTAAGTCATTCAGAGCATGCTAATATACATAAGAGAGATAGATTAGACGCTAGATTTATTAAATGCGGATATTAAAAGGGGGTAATCAATGATTTTAATAGAGAGTGTATCAGGAACAGGGAATGATTCATGGACATATACAGGTACTCAGACTCCAGGTTGCATTGCATTTGCTAATGATGGAGCAGTTGATGATACTATAGTCATATCAGGCCATTCAATCATAGTCAAGCCTGGTGAATCTTTTGATGTCAGTTTCTCCAAGCCATTCAATGAAGTTGCTGTAACAGCTGTTGGTGGTTGGAGAATGTTGATTGGCAAATAAGGAGGTAAACATGTCTTGGAATAAACTTGTTACATCCCCTTTATCTACATCAGGTTATCCAACAGAGTGGAGTGCATTGAATACTGTCAAGTACGATGCTGCAACAGAAACATTATATTTGATGACTGGTGCTCAGACCTGGGCGGCATTCCCTATCTCTTCTAAACAGATAGTTGCTGCTATTGAATCAGGTGATATAAGATTATCTGCTTCAGGAGAATATGAGCAGTTCTCTTTATATGAGACAGATGGAGATGGTGATATAACTATAACAGGAGAAGCATTGAGTGAGGAGGAAGACAATGGAGAATAAGATATTTTCTATACAAGAATATAAAGAGGTAGATGACTCAATCATAGAGATCATTGCTTCAGATGAATCATTAGACAGAGATAATGACATCATACTAGCAGAAGGATGGAGTGTAAACAACTGGCTAAAGAGTGGATCATTGATTTATGGTCACAACCCAGCTAATCTGCCTGTTGGTACAGCTCATGCTGCTGAGATAAGAGATGGTAAACTTATCCTGCAATCCAAGCTTGCTAAAAAGGGAACAAGTGATTGGCATGATACGATCAGATCCCTGGTTTCACAGAAGATACTAAAGGGTGTATCAGTTGGATTCAAAGCAACTGATTATGACATGAATGAATACGGTGGCAGAACATTCAAGCAACAAGAGTTGCTAGAAATATCTCTCACTCCTGTTCCTGCTAATCCTAATGCAATGGTTAAAGTAAAGTCACTGTTAGGTGACAAGTTTGAAGAACAAAAAAGTGCGTTGTACTCTTATAGAGGCAATGCTTCTACATATAATCAAGAGAAGGAAGTTGACTTAGAGCAAGAAGCCCAAGATGCAGAAGCTCTCAAAGAGGAAACCAAGTTCTTGGAGATTGTAGATCAACTTAAAAAAATACTATAAGGAGGACATGAATATGTCTGAGAAAATCGAACAAGCTGCAGAAGATGTAAGCAAGATGGCTGCTTCTGTAGAGGAAATGAAAAAGAACTATGAAGTAAAGATGGAAGCCATGGAGATTGAGCTTGCTAAAGTAAGCAAAGCAATGACACGCTCCAATGAAGAGGAAAAAGAAGTTGGCAAGACCTATGGTTTCTTGCAAGCAAAGTCTGATGTTGCTAATGGCAAGACTTCAAAAGCTCCTATGTGGGATGCTAAGACAACTGCTCGCTTCAATGACTATTGCCACATGCTTTATGAGAAAGATTATAAAGGTATAACCAAGGCTTTTGGTGACAATGTTCAAGACAATGTTGTAAACTGGACACCAACTGAGTTCAGAAGTGAGATCGTAAGACTTGCATTCCTCAACTCTCTTGCATTGCAGAAATGCACAATCATACCAATGGGCAGAGACAAGGTTTCTTTCCCAGCACCAACTGGCAACTATACCGTATCATGGGTAGATGCAGGTGGAGCAATGCTTGATTCCAAGTTCACTCCTGGTGTATTGACTCTTGATACTGCCAAGCTCGCTGGTCTTGCTTTAGTGAACAAAGAAGACTTGGACGACTCTGCTTATCCAGTTGCTCCTTTCATCGCCCTCCAAATGGGTGAGGATTTTGGAAAGAAGATTGATGAAGAAGTATTCCAAGGTGATGACGGTGATACTACTAACCATAGATTTGATGGTTGGGAATATGCTTCAGGTGTTGAAGCTGTAACTGGTGGAGCTGATGCTTCTCCTACTTTTGCTGAACTATTGACTGAGGATAATCTCCTTGAAGTAGTTGGCAAGCTTAGTGATGCTGAACTAGCTGGTGCAGAATGGTTCATGACCAATGGTGCTTGGAATGCTATCCGTGCTCTTGAAGACGGTGCTGGTTCCAAGATTGCAAGACTCAACGAAGCTTATGGCTACGATCTTCTTGCTTATCCTGTAAACAGAAAAGCTGAGATTGCTATTGCTACTGCTACTGTATCTCGTGCTGCTGCTTTCTTTGGTAACCCAAAATATATCTATATTGGTGACAGAATGGACTTCAATGTTGCTACATCTGACCACTACAGATTTGCTAATGACCAAGTTGTATTCCGTGGAGTACAACGCCTTGCTGTCAAGGTAGCTCTTCCTGGATCCTTGTCCAAGATAAGTTTTGGTGCAGCCTCGTGAGTTTGATTTAATAGTTGGCCTCCTGCCTAAACAGCAGGAGGTTTTTATAAGGGGTTATATGAAGATAACAAACGAGAGCATATACGAAGCTTATTCTGAAGATAACCAGAAGAAAGAGAAGAAAAGAAAAGAGAAGAGAAAAAAAGAGCCGATAATAAATAAATCGAACCTTGAAAAAGAGGAGAGATAATACTATGCAAATAAGTTACCTATGCAGCATGGAACAAGCACTCAACTACCTGTCTAATCAAGGGTTGAATGCTGCCTCAAATGTTGATTATGAAAACAACATCAAACTATACCGCCTAGCAGCACATGACAAGATATGCAAATATTTAGGTTTTGAGATAGTTGATACAACATATACTGATGAAGTATATTCTTCAGATGGCAATAAAGTATTATATCTTGATAACCGCCCTGTCACTGCCCTAGATGCAGTAAAAATAAATGATGTTGCTGTAGACAAGACAGCTTATATAGTAATGTTTGGAAACCACTTGTACAATGAGAACTATTTCACCAAGGGCACATACAACTACAAGATCTCTTACAAAGCAGGATGGACACAAGCATCAATGCCAGCAGACATGCGCCTAGCTGCATTGCAACTCATTGCTTTGTACAATGGACAGAATGGTGGAGCTGGTACTACTATTGGAAAAGCTTCAGTATCTAATGGTCAAGGGAATAGTGAATCTATTGATCCTGAAGCAGAGAACAAGATACTGAGTTCACTTTCAAGGTACGTAAGGCATGATAGATTTTAACTATTCAATCAATGATGTAGAGGTCAAGAACTCTCTCAAAAGATTGATAGCTCGGACTCCTGCATTGAGCAGGAATATATTATCCTTGTTATGTGAAGCTGTTGTTGCTCGCTCTGTTGCATTCCACTTGTCAGGCCAGACATTGAAGAGAGTTACTGGTACATTGGCTAAATCACTGAACTATAGGTTAAAGAATGATTACACTGCAACTGTAGGAACTAATGTCATCTATGCTGCTATACATGAGTTTGGTGGTATAATACTACCCAAGAACAAAGAAGCATTGCGTTTCAAGATCAAAGACAAATGGATCATGACTAAAAAAGTAACCATGCCTAAGAGACCGTTCTTGCATCCTGCATTAGAGTATGTAATGGCTAATGAGGCCAAGCAGATTATGGAAACAAGGGCAAAACAATGGTTGAGCAAGGAGTGGGGAAAATGAGTATCAATCAGATATATGATGGAATAAAAGATTACATAGAGGACAATCTATCTAGATACCTAGATCCTGCAGACAACATTGCAACTCCAATGTTCAAGGCCATATTAAGGTCAAGTGTAGTAGACATTCTAGGATTAAAGATATACCCTACTTTGATGATGGAATATGGGCCAGTTGAAGTAGAAAGGGAAACATTGAACAGTGATAGATTCAAACTGCCTATATCTTTTTATTGTATATCAGCAGGTGGTGACAGTGAAAAGCTCCAAGTTATTGGAGAGAGATATGTATGGGCTTTGAAAAAGTTGTTTGAGTATGATATTTCTTTAGATGGTGTTGTAGACAGGTTAGATATTCAGGGATTTAGTTTCTCACCGGCTTTTGCAAGACAACAATCTTTCGTCCATACAGGAGTGATAGATGTTGTATTTGATGTTTTGATTACGCATAACAAGGAGGAAAAATAACATGGCTAACTATAGCGGAGTGGACACACAGTTCCAGATTGGTCTAGAAGTAACTTATGGAACAGCAGCTACAGCATCTGAGATGCTAGAGATTTTGAATGAAAGTCTTCACCAGGTAAATACACCTGTGGAGAGTGAAGCATTAGTAGGAGCAGTAACAACTCCATACTATTCAGTTATTGGAAAGAAAGTAGAAGGCGATGCTTCTATTGAAGTGCACCCTGGTGATGCATTAGGTATTTTGCTTGGAGCAACATTAGGAACAGAAGTAGATGCTGCGGTTGATGGAGATGCTTATAAGCATGTCTTCACACCTATATATGGAGGAGACAGTCTTCCATCAGTCACTGCTATTGTTGACAAGAAAGCAGATGTATTCACATATACAGGATTGAAGATTGATTCTTTGACTCTTGAGTGTGATCCAGGTTCTTTGCTTACATCAACAGTATCTTTCATAGGACAACAAGAGTTATTGTCAGGATCTTTGGCAACACTTACCCCATCAGCACTTACTCCATATGATTTCAATGACATGAAGATTTATTTTGGTACAGCAGGATCAGTTGCAACAACTAACATTTCTCAAGCAACTACATTCTCATTCACCTATGCAAACAACTTGGAGAATGATCTTTATGTAGCAGACGGAAATGATTACATGGCAGAGATTGATTATCAGAAGAGAGACATAACTTTTGATATTGAGACTTTGTATGACACAGCTACTAATGCTTACAGAGAAGCCAACTATAAAGATGGATCAAAACTGTCTGTCCAAGTTGAGTTCACTCACAAGAGCAATGCAGCAACTGGCAAGCCTTACAAGATTGTAATAGACTTCCCAAATGCAGTAATAACTGAAGCTCCAAATGATATTTCAGGTGGAGAAAGACTTCGCATCCCAATGTCCTTTAGAGCCTTGCAAGTTGGATCAGTAATGCCAGTAACTATTACTATAACTGATGCATTTGATGGTGAATATCTAGGCTAAGGAGTTTGCAATGAGAGATATCACTAAACTCAGTGATGAGCATAAAGACAGAGTCATAAGTTGGCTCATGATAATGGTGATGAGATTGTATGGTCAGAATGTTTATTCAGATGACTCATACATATGGAAAGTATTAGATTTGAAGAGCAATGAAGAGATAGATATATTTTTTGGTAACATCTTGTCTGAGTTCAAATACAAAAGGCAGGATGTTGCCAAGCTTTATAAATCACTAGCAAAAATCGAGGACATCAAATCCCGATAAACACAAAGGAGAACCAAAATGGTTTTGAAAAACAAGAATGCCGGAATCTTCAAGATGAGGATCAACATCGGCAAGTATTTCAGTGATGAGAGTGCAGCAGTAGACAACGATGATTTTTATGTTGTATTAAGAGAACCTACATCAGAAGAAGCATTGACAATGAAGACATTGTCTGAGAATGAGAAAGAGATGTTTGACAAGATGCCTTCTTATATTGTAGAACATAACTTTGACAGTGAAGATGGCAAGCCAATGACAGTGAAAGATGTATGGGCTGAGATCATGAGAAGGTCAGCTTGCTCTACCTATATAGTATCTGAGTGGGGAAGCAACATCCCTTTAGCCAAACAGAGTCTGAAGAAATCCAAAGAATAGCTAAATACTCTCTGTCAGGTTTCAGGCTCAAGAACTTGTCTGACAGAGAACTTAGAATAAAAGGAGCTTTTGACTTGTTCATGCTGAGTGCTGGATTAGAGTATGGAGATGTATATTCTTTGCCATATTCTGGTGGTACATTGAATCAGCCTTATAAGACAGCACGGATGTGGGTAATGTTCAAGAACGAACTTGTTGAACATATTGGAAAGGAAAACAAGAAGAGAGCTCAAGCTATGAAGAGGAGGAAATAACTTATGGCAAATCCAAAAGTAGAGTATGAGATACACAGTAAGGATAAATCTAAAGAAGGTCTTAGCTCTGCATCTAAATCATTGTCTAACTTTGGAAATGTCATAGGCTCCGCATTCAAAGGAATAGCTATTGCAGCAGGCGTTATAACAGGAGCTATGACTGCTGTTGGTATTGCTGTATCTAAAGTAACTGACATATACGGTAAACAAGAGAAAGCAGAAATAAAGTTATACGCTGCTGCTATGAATAATCCTCTCATTGATGGAACTGCTGTAAGAGGATTGATGGATTATGCTTCGGCATTGCAAACAACTTCTGAATATGGTGATGAGGCACTTATACCTTTGATGGCAATGGGTGTAGCTATGGGTCATTCTCAAGAAACAATCAAAGGAGTGTCTGAAGCTGCTATAGATCTTGCAGCCGCAACTGGTATGTCTCTTGATGGTGCTTTCAAACAGTTATATAAAACATTTGGAGGGTTGAGTGGAGAGTTAGGTGAATCAATCCCAGCAATGAGAGAGTTGACTTCTGAACAATTGAAAGCTGGAGCAGCAGTTAAGTTGATCAAGCAGCAATATGGTGGATTAGGTGCTGCTGTAGCTACTTCAACTGCTGGAATAAAAGAACAGACCAAGAATATATTTGGCAATATGATGGAAGATATTGGATCAGCATTTGCACCC